GAGATACCTTTGAACTGTTTTTTCACGGAGAAGGAACAATGGCCGCACACAATACATTTGATAGTAGATTTGGTGCAAAGACGACAGCAAGAGATATTTGTCATTTAATCAATGAAGAGTTCCCTGCTAATACTGCACAGTTTACAGGGGCTAATAGAGAAAAAGAGAGGACATCTTCTCCTAATGGTTTAAGCATAAGTGATTTCTTTTATGCTTCAATAGACCCTGACAATGGATATAAAATTAATATTTCAAGTTTGTTAGCAGGGGAAGATGGTTCGGGATGCACAATTACACTCACAGATAAAGCAGGGCAGAACTCACAATCCTCTTCGGAGATATTTACTGATAAGCAAGACATGAAAAGGCTAGGTAGTTTTTGGAGTATCAAGGATGATGGTAGAATATTTTTCCTAAGAGATTATCCATATCATACTCAAAACTCTATCATTATTACATATGTTGCGGGTTCAAGCCGTGTTCCATCCGCTATACACAAAGCCACGACGATGTTAGTAGCGGCTGAATTATTGCGACATGATGACCAAACAATTATGATTGCTGAAACAGGTGGTAATATTACTACTAAAGAAAAATATGATATTTTGACTAAAGAAGCAATGGACATACTGAAAGGAAAGGGTGATTTAGTTTATTTACTTGAGTGATTACCATGCAAGAAATTCAAATGTTCAAGAAATTTTTAGAAATAGAAATAGAAAGACAAAAAGCCATGCAAGAATTATCTCAAGTTTTAGGTATAGATGTATCCTTTAGTGATGAAGAAATGGTAAAAAATGCAGAAGAAAGTTTTGCTAAGGCAATAAGTAAGAAACTGAACGATAATTTACAAAAAGCATTGAGGCGATAAAATGGATGAAGTAAGTTTACTTATAGATTTAGTTTCAAGTAAGTGGAGTTCTTCTGTTACAACTTTAATTAGCGAAGGAAAGATAACTGCTGACCATGCAGGAACTCCTAATTTTGTTGATGTTAGAACATTAGATAAAAATAGAGGAGTTAGATATGACTTAACTGCTAAAGATGTAATTATCTTCTTCGAGGACTCACAAAATTTAGAATACCCAACCGTTCACTTTGATGTAAGAAATGAAACTTATTCATTTACAATGCATATAAGAACAATACATGATGAAAGAGCAGGAACAGATGCCGCCTTTGGTAAAGACAGGCTAAAGGCTTTATACTTGATAGCCCGTCATACGCTTGAGCGTGGTCGTAAAGGATATACCGCAAGTGATGGTTCTAAGTTTAATCAAGTGTTTGTGGGTTCAAGAAGCGAAAGTAACGATAGAGCAAAGAGGTTATTTGGATATAAATTGACAGTAGAAACAAAACGATTCGCATTAAGTATTCCCTAGTAAGTATGTAAGGAAAGGGGAGATAGAGCATGGCAATAAACACAGACATTTTTTTAGGAAGCGGAGCGAACTTGGCCTTAGTGCCGGAAACTGATTTAATATTTCAAATAGATGCAAGCGAAAGTAGTGATTTAACAAATCTACACGCTGTTTCAGGCTTTTTGAATAGTTATTCCTTTGTTGATGATATTTATGTTGGGTGCGTTGTTGATTTTTTCAATGCTGATGTATCTCTTACCGTTCCTGCTTCAACTCACATAATTACAAAAAATGACAGCGACTCAATCACAATTAGCCCTAGTATCGCAAGCACAGTTACATTAGCATCTGATGATAGTGATTTTGTAATAATTAGAAGTTATGGTGCGCCATGTGTAGGGCAAAAAAATGGAACTGTTAAAAGATTAAACGCTGATAACTGGCTAGGAATATTAGAATCATCTACATTCCCTAATATAGAAACAGAAGTAAAACAACTGAATATTGGTCTAGGAACAACTAGAAACATGGAATATCAATACAAAGGTATGGAAACTGCTAGCGGTGGTAATTTAGGATATGTTTGTAATCACGGTGCATTTTTGTATTATGCTTTAGGTTCTTGTAGCCATGTTAAATGCACTACTACTGCCCCTAATCCTTCTAATCATCTTCTTGCCGGAACAGCAGGAGATGTATATATTGACAATGGAGATGCCGGTGGTGGAGAGAATACAACACAAACTCATTTAAGTCAAGGGCCAATTTTCTATAAGACGGGTTATGGTGCGACAGGAGTAAAAGGAGTAGCACTTACCCCACCTCTTCTTTATAATTTAGATTTGACCGCAAATGTAGAATTATTGTCAAGAACAACAACCGACGCTACTTCTCTTACAAACCCAATTACTTACACCTTTACAGAATCAAATGGAGAAGAGTTACCTTCATTTTCACTTGAACAAAGTCTAAGTAAACTTGAATCAAGTAACACATTTATCACAGGAGATACTGGAATAGCAACAGAATCACATAACTTTGTTAGAATCGCTAGAGGTAATAGAGTTAATACTCTAACATTAACTGCTAATGAAAATGAAGAGTTAAAAATGACTATGGATTTAAACAGTAGAACAGTTCACAAACTTAAGACTAATGAAAGTTATGAAGCGAGAGGTGGTGCGGGTGACGATAATAATAAATTATTCAACCTTAATGATACAACCGATGATGCTGAATTCTTAGAACCGTTTTTCTTTTCATCCGGTTCTTTCACAATTTTTGGTGAAGAATTCTTAAAGATAACAAATTTATCTCTAACTATCAATAATAACATACAAGACAAAAGATTTGTTGGGATTGGTAATAAGCAAATAAAAGATGGTATTCCTGCAAATAGAAACTATGAATTGACATTTACTGCTTTAGTTACAGATAACAGGCTATTCGAAGAATTATTCGACCAAGCAGAACAAACAGGAACTACACTTACTGCTGACAATGGCTTAATTCAACTTCTTTTTACAAAAGGAAATACGGAGCAAATAAAATTACAATTCAAAAACTACATGATAGGTTCGGCTAATTATACAATACCGGATGATAAAAGTTCTATTACTGTCGAAGCCACAGTAATGCCAAGAAGTTTACACCTATGCGAAGTTACAACCCACTGGGTATTGCAGGGGTGATTAATTTGGATAAGTATGAAAAAAGAAAGTTAGCAGAAGAACGCCTAAAAAAAGAAAAGGCGGATGCTAAGAAAAAGACTAAGGCTAAGGAGGAGAAGAAAAAAACTCCAAAGGCCGAGTAAATATAAATTCCACCAACACCGTTTGTTTGTTTGTTGGTTTTGAAGGTGGATAATATGACTGAAAAGAAAGTAATAAGTGATAAGAAAGTGCTATTTGCACTACAAGAGCCTACGCTACATTATGTTAAAGTAGCACCCGACCAAGAAGAATATCTAAAAGTGTGGGTAAAAGAACCCACATGGCTAGAGGCTGAAAGGGCCATGAATAGCATAATGAAATTAGATGCTAAGACACAGAATGTAGATATTGATATTAACGCTATGTATCGCTATATGGTCGAGAATTTCATTTCAAAAACAGAACCATCACTCTCAACAATTGATATGCTAAGGCTAAGTCCTTATGTTGGCAATCAATTAAAAGAAATTTTACCAAATCCTATGAATGTTTTACAGGAGGATGAAGAAAAAAACGAATGATTGAGGGTGCTATTAGAGGAAAAAAAACTAGCCCTCAAACAGCATTCTTAATCATGACTTATACTTTGGCTTCGGCTTTATCTATAAGTCCTTTAGAAATATACAAAATGCCATCTAGTCTAGTGATGGATTTGTTGTCAGTTCATTTTAATATGGAAAAGATTAAACATGAGGAATTAGAGAAAATAAAACGACAAGCAGGTAATTGACATGGCCGATGATGAAGTCACCAAAATGGTTAATAATCTGGGTGACTTAAATTCAGTAACTTTCAAAGCAGGTTTAGAATTTCAAGGACTTACTAAGCGTCTTATTACAATGTCCGATAGTATATCGGGCGCAGGTAAAAAATGGACTATTTTTGCTAGGCTTGTTTCCGGTAGTCCGCTATGGAGATTGCAGAATAAAGTAAGGGCGTTTGTTGATTCGTTGGCTTTGATGGAGCAGGCTTCCAAAGATAATAGCAAAGCCCAAAAAGAAGCAAATGAGCGTGTGATAAATCTAGTTCAGTCTAACGAGAAGATGAGAAAGGAATTTAGAAGAATTAGCAACGAAAATCAACTTGTGATTAAAATAAATGAAAAATTTAGCGAAGGGCTAATGACACAAAGAGAAAGAATAAATCAATTAAGAAAAATACAAAAATCACATAACGATGACCAACAAAATGCAATAAAAGGCACTTTGGCTTATAATAAAGCGGTATTAACTGGCATTAGTCCGGTAATGGCATATGCTAAAGGATTAGAAGAGTTGAATGATAAAGCAAAAGCAACTGAAAAAGTATTTAAAGCGGCAAAACAAGACGCTTTGATTCAAGATGCCATGATTGGAGACGATAAAACATTCAAAGAAAGAATGAAGAGTGTGGACAAAGCAGTAAAAACAATCAAAAAAAGAAGAAAGGAAGAAATTGGTTTCGGTAAAATGTTTCAAGATGTAGGGGATTTCTTTCTTGGAACGAGGGGCAAAAGAAAAAAAGAAGGTATGCCGGAAACAGGAAATATATTTCAACGATTCGGTAATAAAATAGATGTCATAACAAAAATACAAAGGATGCGTATAAAATACGAAGATTTCATGACAAAGTTTGCTAAGTTTTCAAAAGGAATATTAAATTATTTATTTAAAACTTTAATATTTATTACTATGGCTATTTTGGGATTCTTTATTTTACTAAAAGTTGCTCAAAACGCTTATGAGTTTTTAGAAGAATTAGGAGCAATAGAGCAGATAATTGAGATAGGGCGGATGTTAATGGAAGCGGCTAGTTTAATATTTGGAATGATAGTCGCTTTAGTAGAAAATGATTTAGATACTTTGTTAGAAAAGGGAGGACAACTAGCAGGAGTATTGTTAGATATTGCAGTAACAACGGGAATCGTAGCACTGAAAGCAATATACGCTCTAGGAGTTTCTTTGTTCTATACTTTAATTGATTTAGGAATACGCTTTATGAAAGGAGACTTTAACGATATTTTATTTAAAGTCGCAAAGTTCTTACTTATAGCACTAGGGGCAAAAATAATAATTGGCGCAATGATACAAGTAGCGGCAATAGCGGCATTGCCGCTTTTGATATTGGGCGTAGCATTCTTACTCATGGCGGCATTTTTCAAGAGAGCAAAAGGAATGCTACCGTTTATGGCAGAAGGTGGTGTTTCTGATGGTGGTATAACTGTCGTTGGAGAAAAAGGGCCGGAATTAGTTAATCTACCAAAAGGGGCTAGAGTTCATAGTAATGCTGATAGTAAGAAAATGCTAGCAGGTTCACAAAACAACAATAGTAGTGTATTCAATAATACTGTCAATGTTACGATAAACTCTAAAGATACATCGGATGCTGAACTAAGAAGAATAGCCGATAAAATAAGTAATATGGTGACAAATAAAATACAACGAAGTGTATCTTCCAGTGGATTTGTGAGGTAATTAAATGAGTAGTGTTTATCTTAAGTTACAAGCACATAAACCGAGTGATGGTTTGACTACAAATGTAATAGAATTAAAAGCCACATCAGTTAGCATAAGTGTTAGTAAAACAATCCCCTCCTTTGAAGTTCCACTGTCCGGTGTTGCCACAGGTGAATCAATAACTGCGGCATTAGACTTAGGCATGGCACAAAAAACAATATCAGTTAGTGGAGTAATACTAGACCAAACTGTAACAAAAAGTGAAGTGGGTAGTGCTGTCACATTTACAGCACATGAAGTTGCTCAATTGATTGCATCGGGGGTTGATTCAACGGGATTTGCTAAAAATCAAGCATTTAACGAATTAATAATCTTAATACCTTCATTTGTTGATTCTAATTATACTCAAAGAGGAGGCATAGACACTAATGATAGAAGCACCGGAACAAAGATTCCATTTAATTTTGCATCAAGAGGAGAGAATAATGCTTTAGATAATGTAGGTGTTCCTGCAAAAATATCCTCATTTCCCGACGCTGATACTGATACTGGAATGACGGGATTCATTCGGAGTTTTTCTTGTGATATTAGTGCAGATACATTTGAGTTAAGTTTTAGTTTGGAATTTGAAACTGCCTTATTAGTTCCATCGTAGGTGATAATATGTATGATACACTTATAGGAAAACAGCGTGGTTTGGTATTCCCTGTGATGTGTAATGGTCATGTTAGAATAGATTATAGCGATAATGTTCCTAGCACTTTAGATAATCAAGCATACGGCATATTTGAACATACAGGAGATTTTACTTTTGAAGCCATACTTACTCCATATGACATAAATGGTTTTGGTCAATATTCTACAACAGCGAGGCCAACTATTACAGCATCAAAAAAGGTAATGCCTACAGCAACTAACGCTAATGCTAGTAGTAATAATTTTCAAAGCAACGAATATATGCCAATCGCTAATAGACTAGTGCATGAGATGAATATATTTTCTAGTAGTAACCTAACCATATCAATAGTTAATGCTACTTCACATAATGAAAATCAACCTGCTGAATATAAGATAAAAGCCACAATTAAATTAGGCTCGACAGACTATACAGTGACGACAGATAATACTGTAATTAATGCAACTTCAGGTTTTGGTTGGTTTTATACTGCTGATACACTAGAAGGGTTTGATAAAAATGGTAGGATAACTCATGTTCTTGGTGGAACTACAGATTCTAATAGCGTTGGTGTAACTATTCACATAGATGACACTGCTAAATTTCATGCGGGGCAAGAGATTTTCATAAGGGATGGTTTTAATTTTACATCTTTAGGAACTATAACTAGTAATAACTTTACTAGTGGTTCTAGTGGAAGTTTTGAACTTGATGATTTAAGCATACCAATAACTTCAGGAACTAAAATTTTTATTCCTGCATACAAAGATGCTACTTACATCAATAACCAATTTCATATTGCTTGTGTCTATAATGAAAATAGCAAAGAAGTTAGATTATTTTTAGATGGTATATTAGTAAAAAGACAGACAATATCAACAAGCGACACATTCTCTATGGCACAAGAAGATTATTTTATTGGTGCGTCTAGTAACAATGGAACGGGTGCGGCTGAAAGTGCTATTGCCAATAAGCAATTTATGGGGGAGTTGCATGAAATGTCTATGGTAAAAACAACTAAAAAACAATTTTTCATAAATAATTTATTACCAAATTTTAGTGATACATTATTTTATTTTAGATTCGAGGAGGTAGATGAATGACAGAAGTTTCTACTTTGGTTGCGCTAAGTAGGCCAACCGCTACGGTAACTAAATCTACAACAACCGCTACATTGGGTAGTGAGACTTTGCCAATTAGCGATACTAGTAATATTCTAATAGGTATGAAAGTAAGTGGAACTAACATAGAAGATAACACAATAGTTACTGCAATTACAACTAATACTAATATAACTATGAGTAAAGAAGCAAGTGATAATGGGGCAACAGGAACATTAACATTTACTAAAACAGCGTTTGATACTCCAACCAATCCCGAACTTTGTGTAAGCACTACCTCTACATCAGTAGATACCTTTGGAGTTGTGGTAGCAGAAGAAGGTTCGGGGACTATTACTCTAACTTCTGTCGGTAGAAGCACTTTAGCAAATTGTAACGCTACACAAAATAGTAATGTAGTTACTCTATCAAGCGGCAATACCGATTCTTTGTATGTTGGTCAAAGCGTCAATGGAACAGGGTTTACTGGAACACAGGCAAGAATAGAAAGAATAATTTCTTCTACTGAATTTGCACTAACAGAAAAAGCAAGTGCCAATGCTACAAATGCAACATATGTTTTAGGATTAGAACATAGAAATTTAGCAGTAACAGAAGGTAATAGAATAAAATGTTTTAATGATTTTACAAGCACAGGAGTTAGACTTAACAGCATAAATTTAGAAACAACCCATTTGTTTGTTATGATACATTCAGATGACGAAAGTAAACATCATTTTGCTAAGGTAACAGAACTGTTTGATGACGATGTGACAGAAGATTCATTTGAGTTTAGGCCAAAATTAGGAAATGAAATAGGTAAAGATGTAAAGTTTAAACTATTTTCTACTCCTATTTCTAACAGCATTACAGAAGTGGCGGTGGGCTTAGGAATAAAAAGCACTTTATCGAGTTCTGTTTCTTTGGCAAGACCTTTGTTTTATTTCTTTGATGAAAACTTAGATAAAATAAATGAATTAGACCACAATAAAAAATATAGTTTATTTTACAGCGAGTTAGATTTTATTAGCGGTGCTACTGACATATTATCGGCAACTAGTTTTTTTACTACATCACCGGATTTTGGCACTGACATAATAGACTATGGCAGACACTCTTTGAAAACTAGACTAATTGATAATTTAAAAAATCAAGACAATCCCACCACGCACACTAGTAATGAAGGATATACAACATTATTAGATTATACTCCATTTTCAAGAGATGCTTGTTTTACAAACGCTAGAAGAGATGCAAATGATGAAGTTACTGATTCCGCAAGTCAAGATTATACTGGCCCATACAGATATTTGTCGTATGGTTTTTCAAAAGACAAAGCGAATATAGCATACAATGTATTAGACCAAATATTGTATGAATCAATGGGAGCAAAGGGAACTTTGGCAGAACTTAAATTAGCCGACCCGTTTAGAATACTAGTAAAAAAAATAGGAGACGAAGAATCTCTTAGAATTAGACATCAACTTTTTAGAGGAAATTTCAATGAATTCAAATCAATAGGGGCAAAAATAACTTCTAATACTGGTGGCAACACTTATGCTACAAATACTAACCATGATTTAGGCAGTTATCTAAATGTTGGGGATGAAGTTAGGGTTGGCACAAGAATAGTCATAGTTCAAAGTATAGCATCTATTAGTGGTAAAACTCAAAGCATTACTTTTAGAAGTGAAAATAGATTAGAAACTGAATCAATATTCACCACAGGCTCTTACACTTTAGCAAATGACAGTATTCTTGAAAGAAGGTCTTACAATAAAAAAGATAAGACACTACTTACAGATTTTCCGCTAGTGACAAACAGAAACAGCACTTTACACATAAAATTCTTTTCTAAAGAATTTGCGTTTTTACATGCTACTGTATCAGCAGTAGATGTAAATAAAAAATTACTAACTCTATCTTTTTCTGATAAAGCATATTTTGATTCGGATGGTAGCACAAGCACAGAAGAGGCTTATCATTCTCAAGGAAATATGTTGGATTATATGTCGGGCCAATATGCTATTCTTATGGAAAAGATAACAGGTGAAATAGAAAAAATAGAAAATTTCAAAGAAGATGGTTTAACACAAATGCAATTAGTAGGTAGAAGTAATATCAGAAAATTAATTTCTCCTGTAATTAACAAAAACACCCTGTTTTCACTTGATGCAATTTATTCAACACAAAGCCCTTATAATAAATTAACAACTTTAGGTGGCTCGGCTTCATGTAATTTTAGTAGTAAAAAAGTTCATTCAGTTAAGGCAGTATATGATGCCGCAACAGTAGGGGATATAATACACATAAAACATTCCACAGGCACTATGTCTTTTGCCGGCAAAGTTGCTTCTAAGGGCGCAAGTTCGGAAACTGCTTCTTTTGTCTTTTTGGATAATACTATCACTAATGTTACTGTAAGCGATTATGAAGTTGGTCAGCGAGTAGTGCATGTTCCGGTAACATTAGGTTCTTCAATTATTCCCGATGATACTTTTGTAACTGAAATAGACACTAGCGCAAATAAAATAACTTTGAGCCAAAATGCTACTAGTAACACTACTTCTACTGAAACATTAGAAAGGCCGGCTATAACTTTAGAAGATTTTTCAAGAGCAGAAACTAAAGTATTGCCTTCTAATAATACCACCTTATTCAAAGAATCAAATAAAAATTATATGTTAAATAAAGCCTTAGCAACTAATCCTTTAGTAGATTCAACCACTAGTCTAAGTGGTGCATCTAACAAGGGTCTATTTTTTAATTCCGGTGTTAAGATTACATCAACAGGAGAGGAAAGTGATAATTTAGTTGGTAGTAGTGGTAGTGTTCACGAAAACGCTGTTGGTTATCTTATTAGTGATGTGGCTAACATAAAAGATGATTCACACTTTCAAGCAATATTAGAAGATGAAGATAGTAATGCAGAATCGTTTGATACTATAAATACACTATTAGATTTTGAAATATTAGAAAATAAATCTTTGGGAGATGGCAGTGGCTCTATTGTAAAAATAGCACCCTACAACCCTTTGACTTTAGGTAGAGTGGACATAAATTATGCTAACACCCAAACAACCACTTTTTCTAAAACCAATTTAGGCAAAACAACAACAGACTTCTCTATCGCTAAAAAGTTCATAGAAGTTGATAGTGAATTTGCATTGTCGGCCTTTAATCACATTAGAGGAGAAAAAAACTTACACAGCAAGCCGGTATATGTAAACGGAAAATTATTGGGTAAAGTAATACAAGTAGAAAAAAACTACCACATCAGTTTAAGCACAAGTGTAACTAGCGGTTCGGCAACAGCAACTTTAGACACTACTTCTTTATCAGTCGGTATGGAAATAGAAAATGGAAGTAATGCACATATACCAAATGGAACAACTATCGTATCTATTCAAAGTAATACAAGTTTAACAATGAGTGCTAATGCAACTGGAACTAGTTCCAATAGTGCAACTTTCGTTTTACCGACAACACAAAGTAGGATATATTTAGATAAATCAATTGGATATGTTAGTTTAAGTGGAGATGCTAATTCAAATAAAATAATAACAAACTTACCATCTACTGAAAAAATATATGTTGGTATGAAAATAACATCATCTTCATTTAGTGCTACTGCCACTGTTGAATCCATAGATAGTATTAGTCAAGTAACTATGAGCGAGAATGCTACAGCGAGTGCAGTCGGAGAAACAATGGTGTTTTATTTACCAAGCGGAACAGTCGTAGATAAATTAGAAGGTCATCATAATCAAGATTCTACTAGAGAAAGTTCAAAACTTACACATGAGTTAAATTTATTAAACGCTGGTCACTTACACGGTGCGAAAAATATATCTTTAATTCACCCTAAGTTACAAACAGGCAACACTTACAATAAAACTAGTGTGTTAGATTTTAGATTAAAGGGGGCGCAACCATTTCATAGAAGGGTAAACCATAGTGGGGCGAATGCTAGTAACAAAGCACAAAACGCTGGAGGTGCTGATAAATTAGATGAGTTTGGAACATATCAATCTAATTTTGGTGCATCCATTTATAACTTAATAAATATAGAAAAGGGTAACTACAATAAATCAAAGGCACTTTTATTTGATGATGTTAATTTACTTTTTTATACGGAAACTCTAAGCAAGATAAAATATTATGCTAGCGCATACAGATATAATGCAGGTTATTATACTGATGGATTCTTACAAAATAATATTATAGGAACTGATATTTGCGGTATGAATATTGTTGGACAATCATTAATAGAGACATTTTCCGGTAGTCCGTATATAGAATTTAAATTTGAGAATCTTATAGGTGGAGACTCCAATAGCCATTTTCACGATACCGCTAGAATAGGGCAAAAGATAGTTGCGACGGGAATACCGGATAATACCTTTATAGGAAACACAATAGGTATGGCATTTGGAAATTCCAATACAACCGGAGAAGTTAGATTAGTAGATTTAGATAACAGTGCTGTAAATGCAACAGCAACTAGTAGTGGTCTTATAAATGCTAAATTCTTTGAGTTCGATAATAAAAAACTAATAGAGAGTAGAGGTTTTACTAATAGTTTAGGTGATAGATTGTTTGAGCCTAAGACATTAGAGAGTAAGAGCAAACAACGATATGTGTATAATGGAACAACCACTATTAGTTCATCGGGTGATTTTTTCAAGGAGGGTTTTTCTCCATTTGTGTTATATTCTCCTAATCCGTTTTTAATTACTCAAACCGTTGGCTCAACAAATGTTAGAAGTCCTTTTCAAATAAAAGATAACTTTATACAAATTGACCCTAAAGTTGCTAGAATGTTCTTATTCAGTAATAGTGATTTATTACCATATTCTTCTACAAGAAAGGATAGCCTATTAAATAAAAATAAAACCAGACAAATAAACAACTATTCTTTATTGTCAATAAATGATACAAGAAAGACTACTCACTCACAACTAAAAGATGATGTTATTGGAACTACTCTTTCAATAACAAACCTAGATACAGATTATCAAAATCATCAAATAATTTCAATCAATAAAGAAATAAACTCGCTAAAAAGATTTAGTTTAATGCGACTTACTGAAGTGGTTTATGATTTTTGTTTTAATCAATTTGACCCCGAAAATATACCAAGTAAAGAAAAACATATTGGAACTATGAACTATCCTGCTTATACTAGAGAAGCCGTTGAAGATAGTAGTAGTAACCACCTTCATATTTTATCAGTAAGTGGTAAAACAATAAGCACCGGTAAGCATCCGAATACTGCCGCCACTGCTAATGGATTAACAGCAGGCGATATTATAGTAGACAGAGCAGGAAGATATATTGGAGTTGTTGCTTCTGTTGGCACTAATACTATTGTATTACAGGATAATGCACATAAAACCGACCTTGATACTAGTTCTCAAGCCGACCACTATCAACCTAGACTGAATACTAGAGGAGGAACAACACCCAACGGTTCTTTTATGCCTTTATATTACATCACAATCGAAAGTCAAAATGCATCAAGCGACTCTAATCAAGGCGTTGCTTCATTAAGAGGGTATAATACAGATGGCAATTTTACTGAATTAGGAAATATAAATTTGCTTCAAATGGCAACCATGAGAGGCATTTCCGGTGGAAGTTATGTTACTGGAACAAGAGGTGATGCAGAAGCAGGTTACGGAACTGATGATTCTAGCGAAGGCGATACTACTTTTAGTAGTGCAAAAAGCATTACCCAAATGGGAAATGTTACCATAGAAGAGGAGGATGTTAATATAATACTACCCGTAGAGTTAGATTTTAATTCAAAATTGGGTAGTTTCATTGGTTCGGGTGGCACACAAGGAAATTTAAATTTGTCATTCTTTCATCAACCGTTTCCTGTATTTGCTCATTATGCTCGAATAGGTGATGAAGTAGGTTTGGGAGTTTTAGGTAGTAATTCTGCTCGTATGGGTGGTAGTAACTCTACTCTACTATCGAGGTCTATACCTAGAATGCTTCAAAATTTTATTCCTATATTTTTAGATAGATATGATATTGATGGCGGTCAAGGGGCTAATGTAGACATAGGAATGGCGGGTAATAAAATAATAAATCATAGAGGATTATACTTGAACTCTAGTAGTGCAAACACTGATGAAATAAGAATAGGAGCAGTTATGGGTAGCATAAAAAGCGATAACACATTAATTAATACCGGCTTACATAATAGAGCATCTTTAAGAGATGAACCTAATTCATTCAACGGCTATAATGATGCGGCTGATGGGGTATTTGCAGGATTCAAGCCAACTTTAAAAATTGATGTGGGATACGAAGTTGCCGCTACATTTAATGATACAGCCTCTACTAAAGCGTTTTTTACTGTAACCGAAGGTAATGTTAGTGCTACTAGCACCGCAGGTTTTATTGGTGATTTTATCAATGATGGAGTAAATGCTGACCTAATTTCCCATTATGTTTATTCACCGACTGGTAAAGTTCCTAAATTTACTAGAACATATCAAGTCGAAACTTCTGCTAATCCTGACCGAGTTCTTATGAATGCCAATGCTACTAGTGCTGGAACAGAAACGGTTAGGTTGAGTAGGCATTATGTTTGTGAAGAAACTGCAACAAATGGAACTACCGTTCATACTTTAGCGTTTAAAGACCATTTAGTAGAAGAAGGAGAAACAATACGAAGTGAATTTGACGGTTATCCTAGAGCAGACAACCCTTTTTGGTTAAGTTTTGTTGATTTAACAGGATGTTATTTGGTTTCGGAAGAAGGTAATCAATATACTGATGGCGGAGCAGTAGAAGACTTGGCTACTGCTGGAACTACCGGAGTAGCGGGTTCTCATGGATGGGGTTCAAGTAAAAACCAACGAAGATTTACTATGAATGGAACTACACCGGCAAATATTCTTTATGTAATTTCACATGAAATAGACACTACCCAACAAGGTAGAACACATATATTAACAGTAAGTGGTAATATGCCTTCTGCCTCTCCTAAATGGGATGGAGGAGATACTTTTAACAGATTCAAATTCTTTAGAATTATGCAACCTAATCATACTTGTTTTTATAATTTCAGTCCTAAAAAAATAAGATTAAATGAAATGTCTTCTAAATACACTAAGAAACCAAGACAAGATTCTACTTACGGAAAAATAAATTCTTTTCATTTGAATAACAAACAAACTAATTCTAGGGAACTAGAAGGAGAAAACGAGGCTGTATTATCTATGTATGTTGTTGTTGATTCCGACTCACAAACAACAGAAGATAACTTAGTTATAACAAATCCAACAAGCATGAGAGGTAATATTCTTACTGAAACTAATTTTGAAATGAACATAAGTGACGGTGAAAATAACAATTTAACTAATGTAAGAATAGTAGATTCTGGTGATGACATTGGGTTTTATTTAGAATTAGAAGAACAAAAAGAAATGTTAGGAGTTACCTCTATTTCAGAAACAGCAGAAATAACCATAGAAGAATCTGACAATATAGGAAAGAGGGCTTTGATAGGTTCTGTTGTTTCAGTATGCAGGGAAGTAGAAGAATTAATTGATGAAATTTTAGAAGAAAATGACATACCCTTTGATTTAGCAAAAGATGAAAGTGGTGTTAGGACTAGCCCCTATCCTTATTTTGTTGCTCCTAATTTTAGAGGAGTAGATTTATTTTCAGCAATAAAGTTTTTGATGATTAAAAAGAATCAAACCTTGATAGAAAATAATGGAGTATTTGAGATAAAAAATGATGATGACTCTAATTTATTTACGCAAATAATATTTTCTACTGCAAATGATAATACAAGAATATACTCTTATAGTAGAGAAAAAAGTAGTTTTGATTTTTATAATGAAATAATAGTATTTGGGAAAAGTCATAAAGCAATAAGAAAAGAACTCAAAAGCATAAAGAAAAAGGGTAGGAAGACTTTACAAATTTTTGAAAATGAATTGACAACACAACACGATGTTGATGAAAGAGCGTCAGAATTATTAAAAATACACAACGATAATAGTTTTGGTTTAAAACTAACAGTGGGTCATAAAGGTATATCGCAACTTAGAGTTGGAGACATAGTTACTGTAGAAATACCTGAAGAAAATATAACTAGAAGTGAGTTTATTGTTTTAGAAATACAACACAATCTTACAGGAACTGTGGACTTGGAACTAGGAAGTTACACCAAAGGCTTAGAAGACCGATTTGCTGAATTACAAATAGAGAGCAGGGCAGTAAATAATAAAATAAGAGAGAATGCTTTTGACGATTCTCAAATTAGTTTTGATTTCTTAAATGGTATAAATGTAAACACCATAAAAATCTTAGCAAGGAAAAAAACAGTTCCAAGTGGCTCGTTCACTTTGGGAACAAATAGTAGTGACTCGGAAACGCTAAATACAAATACCAATGCATTGAATATAGGAGTGACTACATTTACTACACTTTTGGAGGAAGAATTTTGATAACTGAAAAATTACAGAATTTGCTGGCTACGCACTTAGCAGGATTAGTTAATAACGGTAAGGTTGGTTTAGGAGGTAACTCCACCTTTTCTTCACAGACTGACCTAGATGTTCCACTAGTAGCGGCAACTTCGATAACTGCTGTTCAGTCCGATGAAAATGTAGTTCAAATTAAACTAACTATGTCGGGTAGTTCTGCTTCTATGACAGGGCAGGTTATTAGAGAAATAGGAGTTTTTGATTCGAGTTCTAATATGTTATTTAGGGAAAACTTCGATGGAATCGGGCCATTTTCTTCAACTGATACATTAGAATTTTTTATATTTTTAGAGGTAGAATGATATGACAAGCGAAGCAAATCCGCATTATTTTGCGACGAATACGAAAGATGATACATCAATAGACCAAATAACTGATGCAGTAGATTTTCCACATACAGGATTAATCAAAGCGTTAAGTTTAGGCATGAAAGGAAACTATGCTGTCAAGGGGTCGGCAACTGATTTTGATATTACACAAAGCGCAACTAGTAGTAGTGTAGTAGTAGTAAAGTCCGGTAAAATATTCCGTGACGGTGCATTACATACTGTTCCCTCTGACGGAGCAGACACAACTTTTGCTGACACTAGTTTTCAAGCAACAGCAAACACTCACCATCTTTTAGTCGCTGACAGTTCTAATGTATTACAAATAAGAAAGCATGGTAGTTCTACTCAAAATGCCATACCTCCTTACGATGATGGAGATACTATAATTGCCGTTATTACACATACAAGTGATGGATTTAACGATATGACAGTTCAATACTTAACAACTAGTAAAGTTGCTAATAATGTAAGTATTGGATATGGAACTTCGGCTTATACTGAAACTGCTAGTATTAGTGGTGCTAGCGGTGGAACAACTATTACTAATAGCGTGGGTGATTTAATAATTGATAATACAGACACCAATGACCAAGTAGCAGTAAGGCTAGGAACAGATACTAGTGCTACGGGATTTGAAGTTAGAAACAACTCTGATGTTGTTAAATTTACAGTGACAGGAGAAGGCAAAGTTGGAATCGGTGAAAGTTCACCCGATACGATGCTACATTTAACAGATTCATCAGGTGGCTCTCCTACTATTAAAATAGAAAATACCGGAACTGAAGCAAGCGAAGCAGAAATAATTTTTCAAAGAACGGGAACTGCGGCACAATCTCAAGATATAGGACATATTAAATTTAAGGCTTTAGATGATGGAGGGGCTACACATACATATGCTAGCCTATTTGCAGATGCTCAAGACGAAACAGCAGGAACAGAAGATGGAAGATTATTATTTAATGTTGCTAAAGGGGGAACAGATAATGTTGAAATTTTGCGACTAAGCGGTTCGGAAGGATTTGTTTTCAATGACGCTTCAAAAGATTTGAATTTTAGAATTGAATCTAACGGTAATGCTAATATTCTATTTGTAGATGGAGGTAATGATAATGTTGGTATTGGAACTAACAGTAATGATGCTAATGCAATATTAACAGTAGAAGGTGCAATATCTTTAGATGAAATATCAGCCCCTAGTAATACTGCTGATAGAGGGCAATTATACACTAATGCTGATAATCATTTACATTTTATTAATGGTGCAGGAACGGATGTAAAAGTCACAGAAGAAGTTTTCATTGTGGCTTTATCGGATGAAACTACTGATTTAACTACGGGAACTGGTAAAGCAAGTTTTCATATGCCGTTTGCTATGACTTTAACAGGAGTAAAAGCAAACTGCACAACTGCTCCAGCAGGTGCTACTATTATTGTAGACATTAATGAAGCAGGTTCTACAATACTAAGCACTAAATTATCTATTGATGCAAGCGAAACTACTTCTGCTACTGCCGCTAGTGCCGCAGTAATCAGCGATACCGCTTTGGCTGACGATGCTTTAATTACTTTTGATATAGACCAAGTAGGTTCTTCAACTGCTGGTAAAGGATTAAAAGTCACGCTATATGGTTATAGGGCGTGATATTATCCCTATTCATATTATTAACACTTATACACAATTTCCTGCTACTGGAGGTGGAGGCGTAACACCTGCTATTACAATAGCGACTTCATCTGCGGGTAATTTCGATAACGCTGTTAAGTTTGCAGTTCTTAATGTTAATAGCCTTCAGTATGATGGAACTTCAACGGGTATTTTTGATGGGTCGGGTTCGACTTTTGGAACTGCATCCTCTCCAACAAGAACAACACAAAATCAAAATATTTCTGCTACTGACTTAAGAGACAATGCTTATTTTAATGGAACTGCCTCTATACAAGCCACCGATGCTATTTTTGTAATTGGGTGTTTTATTAGGCACAATGGCTCTAGTGCTAGCAATTTCCAAGTTAGAGTTAATGCAGTTAGTAATGGTTTAGTTTCATCATCAGTAAGCAATTCACAAGTTGTCATGGCACAAAATGTATTAACTTATGCTAATCAACAAGACTCAACAACTTTTACTACAGGACTTGGCGCACAACACGGTTTTTATGAGGTGAATGCGATTCCAAGCGCAGTTAATCATTATGTGGCCAACTTACAATTAGTAGGTAAAAGTAATAATGTTCCTCAAGCGGGAGATACTTTTACTATTAGAATAGATGCAAGCGCAACAGTTGATGGAGTGGCTTGCACTGCAACACACGATTTAACAATTACATTAACATGATTTTACTTCTCTTATTCTTGCTTAGTTTCGCTATTGGTTATTTAACCGTTAGCGCATTATTCGTTGAAGATAAACCATTGGGCTTTATTATTTTAAATTCAAACGATGAATAACTTTCGCCTATTCAGGAATTTTTTTTTGCTTTTTTAGAAATTTTTGAAAAAAAGACCAAAAAAAAAATTAGAAGGAGAGTAGCCTAAACTACTCTCCCTCTATTTTTGTGTCTACCGACCACACGCCTTTACAAGAACGACATTCCCAAAGTTTTACTTGTTCGCTAGAGCCGACATAGAATCCTAAGATTCTCTTTGCTAGCGTTTTATCCTTACAATAAGGACATTTTTGTTTCAAACTCATTTCTTCTCTTCCGTTTGACCCATTAGCCTCTTGATATAATCATCAACACTTTGTTCTGTTATGTTCGTGCCACCGAATGCGGCAAAGAACAACAGTGTCAAGATTACCAAGAAGATAAACAAGCCAATCCATTCTGCTGTGGACATTACCAATCTACCTCCAAATCTACAAATTCTTCTTTCTCTATTGAGAATGCTTTAACAATCCCATGCTCCTTTCCATATTGCCAAAGGTCATAAACTAATTGGGTGTCTTTCATGCAGTATTCTACTACCTCATCATATTGACCCATCTTCCATAACTTAGGTGCGTCGGCACTATCCATAAGTTTGAAATCATCCATAGTGCATTTTACAAGATTCTTTAATTGGAATCTTTCACCATGTTCTTTTAGTAATACTTTACTAGTGTCAATATAGTTTTCTTCATTTAGATATTTATGAATACAATATATATCCATAGAGTCTCTAAGTATAGGTAGGTCAAACACTGCTATGTTATGGCCTAAGACTTTACCACCTTTAGATAGATGGTCGTCTAAATCATATTTTAGTTCACTTAATCCTTTAACAACATGGCCGGACTTAGCAAATGAATCTACAGGCTCATCTACATAGACTGTTCCTGTATTTCCATCCCAAGTAGCAACGGTAGAAACTTGAAACATATGGGTATTACCAAAGCCGCCTATTTCATGCGACATATTTTTTGTTTCAATATCTAACGCTAATACTGACATGCTTAATCACTAGACCAAAGTTTGCTAATCTTTTCGCTTTCTTCATCTACTGTCGGTTCATCTGCGCCAATTCTTCTTTTCAAGAAAGCGACAATGTTAGTTCCTGCTATACTTAGCATGGAACAACATTCCCAACCTTCATCACATCAAACACAACATATGTATTTTCGTATTTCATTTCTTTTCCTCCTTCAATTTCAAGTAAACAGAACGACCCACTTTGTTTTCCTCAAACATATTCTTAGTTTTATACTTACCAAATAAACGATGTATGGTTGCCCTTGCCATAGATTTTTGTAACTCATCTATTACAGATTTCTTACTAAAGAAACCATTTTCATCTTTCTTTGACTCTCTAATTTTCTCCAAGAACAACTGTTCATTGGGTGATTGAGTTTGTGTTCCGACCCTCCTGCTAACCTTTAGGCTTCGCTCTAACCACAAAACCAATGTGTTATAACATTGTCGCACTACATTCCCTGCCTGTCTAACATTTCTACCACTAACAGTAAATCTTCTACTAGGATTCTCTATGGTCTTTGCTTCTGCAATAGAACATAGAACTGCCATCTTAATTAGAATCTTAAGCATTCTAGTTGTAAAGTTAGATGCAATCTTTCTAACTACAGGCTCGGTATCTTGAATGAACTCCTGCATGGTTTCGTATTCTAGCATTAGGTTCTCGTTGAAGTCTTTAGTAAATTTCATGGTCTTTAATGGGTCTTTACCAACTTGATTGAATCTTTCTTGGACTAATTTATAAATCTCATAGAACTCATCAGCAAACTCATCAATAGGTTGATTGATTTCTTCTATTTGACCTGCCTTTAGTATCTGCATTCTTCTCATTTTGTCTAATATTGCTTCAGGAACATCCCAAATAAATAGAATCATTCTTTGTAATACACCTTTGTTAGCAACAACCTTGACTAGTTTTTCCGGTGGATAAGTCATGGCTAAAATAGAACGCTCGCAAAAGCATTCCATTATTTCTCCACGCTTTAGTTTCTTACTAATAATCCACGATTCACCGGCTAATGTATTCATCAATGTATTTAGATAAACGATAGCCTGTTCCTTGTTTTGGCTTTGTTTGAAAATACCGGAGTATTCAAATTCATCCCAATGTGCTAATCCACTACCTTCTAACAAACCCGCTTCTCTAACCCATGTCAATTCTCTTTTAGTTTTAGTATAGGCTTCATCGTAGCCATCTTGACCGTGACGAATCTCTCTTCCGTTTTCGTCTTGTTTGATTAAATGCCCTGCATTGTCTTTAAGAGGAACATCGGCAAAAATTTCTTCATAGCCGCCTATCAATGCGGCATCGGTATATTCAGTTGTAGACATCACATCGAACTTCTTAGTTCCGTATTCTTCCTGCCCCTCTTCATCAGTAGACAAGGGAATATTGTAGTTCATCACATGAATATTATTCGTAGAGTCATTTATCTTTTCAAATAGTTTCTTTGAAACTGGCCCGACAAAATTCCATAGGGTTGATTTGCCCGAACCGGAAGTTTGTATTTGACAGAAATGAACTCTACTATCTTCTATACTTCTACCGTTTGGTATCTGAACAAAGTCTTTACAAATTTGCCCCAATATCACGAAACAACTTAGTGCCGCAGGTATATCATTCTTAAAAGAAACTTTCACAGCGTCTTCTTGAAAACGCCTAATGAAACTCGGCAGATTGGTATTGAAAATTTTAGTATTTTCTTCAATCTTATACAGGTATTCTTCTTGCTCTTTACTTAATTCAAACTCTTCATAGTTCAATGCTTCTTCATTTATATTTTCATCTTCATTCATATTTTCACCTTTTCTTCGGAATGCAAAACATTCAAGATTCTTCGGGCTAGGGTTTTTCCTATGCCATCCATTTCTTGAAGTTCTTTTTCTGTTTGTTCGCCTATTTCCATAATCGAACCATATTGCTTTATCAGCGCATTCGCTTTGTCTACTGATAAGCCCTTTATAGTTATGAGGGTGTCTATCCTCAAATCATCTGTTG